TAAAAAAGCCCGCCGTGACCGACCAGATGGCATCCGGTATACCAGAGGCTTCATCGAATATCACCATCACGCCGTCGTGATTGTGTACGCCAGCGTAGGAGTCGGGGTTTTCTTCCGACCAGAGCCGGCCTTCGACCGCCCAGTAACGGGTGCCTTTTTTAAGGTCGCGCTCAACAAGTTCAGCGAGCCATTTAGCGGGCATCACGCGGGTGGCCGATAACTCAAACCAATGCGAATTGATTAGGAGCGCCGCCCACTTGGTGATTTCGGCCCAAGTGACTGAGCGCAACTGCGCTTCCGAATTGGCCGAAACGATGGTCGTGGAACCAATCCTAGTTGATAACATCCACAAAATTAGCCAAGAAACCAAAGCAGATTTACCAATACCGCGACCCGAAGCCGTCGCCATCCGCAGGACATCGTAGGCCGAAGCGGTCTTGTTCTTGGCGATATGGGCGGCAATATGCCGCAGCACCTTACGTTGCCACACCCTCGGGCCTTTGAAATGCTCTAGGGGCGTCCCTGCTTTACCCCACGGGAAAACGAGCAGTACCCAGGCTTCCGGGTCGTCCTTGATCTGGGGTGCCCAGACCTTGGACATGAGTAGTTGCTCGTCTTCGGGGCTATAGATCGGCAGTTGCATTACTTTTTACGCCACGCCTTTCTGAAAGCAGCGCCAGCTTCTGTTCTAACTGAACTTGTGGATTCTGCCGGAGGAATAGAAGCGTTCAATTCTGCGGCAAGATCATACATTGCAGTGCCCAATCCTTTTCTCTGCGCTTCTTTGTTAATAAAAATGTTCGGCGTAAACTTGTCTTCTTGTAAATACGGTCCTTTGATAGCGAAATCCATTTCGCCCAAAAACTTGCCTTTTTCGTCAAAAGCAATCAAACGGCCTTCCGCGTTGTCTTGGTCGCCAAAACGCACTAAATGCGCCTTAGTGCCGTCTTTTAAGGTTACTACTCTTGAATTACCTTGAAACAATGCTTGACGAGCCGGAGCTAACACATCGCTTTCAAAAAGTTCGCTTCCTTGGCCTATGCTGGTGCTGCCAAACACTGGTTCTGGAACTTTACGTGACGCGTCAATACGCATTTTAGGCGCACGCCCTTTCACACTCGGCGTTACATTTTCGCCGATCAGTTCGCCAAGACCAAGCGAGCCGGACATGGCTTTCTGGCGAGCAGCACGGAGCATATCCAAGACAATACGAGGGTCGGTGCCTAACTGACGAGCAGCCTCTATGAGCGCCTGCGCGGTCGCTACGGGCTGCGTCAGCAACTGCTCAAGGCTTTCCATGCCTGTAACCGCGCCACGACCTAAACCGATAGAAAGGTTCTCAAGTTCACGGCGAGGCACAAAGCGTGGGGCAGGCTCTGGCAAGCGCATCCCAGGCTCTAGCGGTATGGGCACGCTATAGGCCAGAGAGTTTTGCAAAGGAGGGGCAAGTCTATTCTGCGGGGGCATAGGTCGTCTCCGGCGTATACGCCAACGATGCCTTCTCTGGTGCCTCTAATGCAACCCTCTCGCCCGACAGTACTCTGCCCTCGATGACGCGAGACTCCGCTTCTTGCAGTGCGGCGGTAATGCTGATGCGTTGCTGTACGTCGATCTGCACTTGTTGCTTCGCCACCCAGCCGTGCACATGCGTAAGAATCGCCAGCGCAGCTTTAGCGTCCCCACTACGCGCCGCGTCACGTAACTGCCCTGCGGCTTCCGCTTCGCCATCTGCGCGCCCCTTCTCTTCGGCCATTTGGGCCATTGGGTCAAGCTGCGTGAGTCGCCGGTACTCCACGGGCAGGAGCCCCGCAGCCAACGCCATCGAGTCGCCCCGCAGCCCTAGCCGGGCGGCGTCATAGATGGCTTGCAACGTTTTCTCAGTGGCTTTGATCTCGCGTGGCGAGAACGACAAGGACTGAAAGCTCATGGCTTGGAGCATAGCGCTATTTGCAAAAAATTAAAAATTTCTTGCGGCCCCTACCGTAAATGTAACCGGGGGTCGTCGGGCCCTGCACCCCCTCCCCCCCCCTACCCCCTCGCCCTCAGCCGCGAGCGCGCAGCCGCGAGCGCGCAGCCCCCAGCCCCCGGCCTCGAGCACGCCGTCGGCGATCGCCAGCGCTCGAGCGTTTGGGTCATTTGGGTCACGCGGCGTCATGACCCAAATGACCCAAAGCCCAGCGGCTGGGCGCTCGGGGCTGGGGGCTTTGGGTCATTTGGGTCATTTTGGCCCCCGAAAAAAATCGGCGCGGCGCCTTTGTAACATTCGGCGCGCTCGAGCCCCATGGTTATATATACAGTATATATCTCACTCTTATTATTTAATAACCCATGACCCAAATGACCCAAACAAGCCCCAAGCCCCGCGTTTTCAAGCTCGCGGCGTTGTGTCATCCAGCCCCAAACTCTCGACCCAATCGCGACCCAAATGACCCAAAAAACAAACAGCCGCAGGATGGACAGAAAAACAAATAATGTTTGACAGCATCGAGCCGCCATCTAAGATGAGCGGGCCGGCAAAAACAACAGCGCGCGCCGGCCGCGCAGATAGGAGCCAACGATCATGACTAAGAACGAACAACGCCAGTTCACCATCGCCCGCAAGCTCGTCGCCGTCGAGATGCCCGACGCCGCCGTGCGCATCATCTCGATCGTCCACCGCAGCGCCCGCCGCCGCGCGACGCAAGCTGCAGCGCTCGCGCTGATCGGCGAGCTCGATCTCGCCAGCCGCGTCACTATGTTCAACGGCTGCCTGGCGCACGTCGACGACGTGCCGGCGGTGCGCTCATGAGCGCCCGCCGCGTGCTCGACGCCATCATCATCACGAGCGTCGGCGTACTTTGCGCCGCCTTCGTGCTCGACGATCTCAGCCTGGGGCTTGGCGCCGCGATCGTTGGCGCCGCAGCCGTGATTCTCGACGACGTTACCCGCAACTAACCTGGAGCATCCAACCATGTATACCTTGACTGTATCTCTCTCGACCCTGCGCGCTGCGCGCACTCATTCGGCCGATAAAGATATCCGCAGCTATCTCTGCGGCGTCTATCTCGACACGGCGCACGGCTTTGTCGTCGCGACCGACGGGCACCGCATGATGACAGCCGTCGAGCCTGGCGTGCGCAAGCCGTTTGCCATGCCTGTCATCATTCCAAATGACATGCTCGACGCCGCGTTGAAACAGTTCGCGGGCGAGCACGCCAGGGGCAAGCCGCTCGGCGCCGTCGACGTGTCCATCACTGTCGACGGGGCAGCGCTCGCGATCATGACGCCGATCGGCCAGGTTCACGGTCGGGCGCTTGACGGCGTGTTCCCAGAATGGCGCCGCGTGGTGCCGAAAGCCGACAGCCTCAAGCCCATCACGCCGACGGTATGCAACTGGCAATATATCGCCGACGCGTGCGACGCGTTTGCGATCGCCCGCAACGTGCCGAAAAACAAAGCCGGCCAGCACTCGGTCGCGGTGCACTACCAGGGCGACTCGCCGGCGATCGTCACCGACGGCTCGGGCGACATGCTCGTGATCGTCATGCCCATGCGCCACAGCATCCCAGCGGAAGCCGCCGCAGCCGCCTGCGGCCGGGCGCATGTCGACACCACGCCGGCGCCCACAGCCGCCGAGCCCGCAGCCGACGCCGCGTGAACTACGCTCCACTCGGGCGCCGCCTGCGGGCGCCCATTTTTTCAATACACTAAAGGACACTCAACCATGGAACTGCAAAGCATTGGCCCCAGCCCCTACGTTCAGCCGCAAGCCCAGCGCGACGAGCTGCGCGAGACAATTCTCGAACTAATTCACCGTTGGATCCGCCAGAAGCCGGGGCTCGACCCACGCAACTACATACGTGACTGGCGTGACGCCGAGGGGCGCTCGGCGTACCGGAGTGATGCGCGCTCGATTACGACCCAGCTACACCATGCGCGCGCCATGCTGCGGTATATCGAGCTGCGGCCGTCGATCTCGGGCGCGGACCTGGCCGCCGCGCTCACTGTCGGCGGGCGACTGAGCTATACGCCAGGGCGCGGTCTCGACTATACGACCGGCCAGTACTGGCCGATGGAATTTCGCGCAGCCGCGTGCCGGGTGATGGCGTCGGTGCTTTGGGATAGGTTCCGCGCTGATATTGGCGAGCACGCGACCGGCGACGCCATCCACCGCGCTGCGCGGCGTGAGCTGGGCGCGACGATCGCGCGTCGGTGGTTCCGATGAAATACGTCATCGAATTCGGCGTGCGCGGCGGCGCCCACACCGACAACCTTATCGTACCGACACGCAAGCTCGCCGAGCGCCTGGCGCGCAACCTTGTCATGGTATTCAAAAACGACCCGCACGCCGACGGCGCGCGGGCCCAGGACTGGCGACTAACGCCTGAGTGCGAGCGGATTACGTGGCAGAGTGCGACGCACTTTGTCTCCGCGTCAAAGCTCGACGGCGTGATGCGCGGGCCCGCGTCGGCGGCGCTTTGGCGCAAGCCGACAGCCGACAGCCAGGGGGTGCAACCATGAGCGCCCCGCGGTGCCGTACATGCGACGGATCCGGGTACGCCTGCGCAGCGATTGACGACGACGGGCGCGCCGTCGACTGCCCTCGGTGCTCGGGCTCGGGGGTGGATCCGCTAGTCGATTTGCTGCGCTCACTGCTACTCAGCCCCGAGCAAATAGCTGAACGCCAGGGGCGCTCACCATGAGCGCCCTGCGGCGCTGGGCTGCGGGCTGGCGCGCCGACGTGTGGCGCCACTGGGCGCACGTACCGGCGCCGAACTGGGCGTGCAGCCGGCGCAAGCATCCCCTTTCAGTCTACTGGTGACGCATGCCATATCTAACCGATGATGAACAGCACGAACTCTGGGAGCCCGATGACGAGCCCTGCGGGCCCGCCGCGCGCGCATGGGAACCGCCCGAGATACGCGCCGCGCGCTATGAAAAAGCGCTGCGGGGCATTCTGGCGTGCGCCAGCCCCGAGCCTACAGTGTGGTTACTGCAGTCGGTCGCGGCCTCGGCGCTCGGATACGACGCGCTCGCCGACGACCTACTGCGGCGCGTTATGGCGCGGAGTAATGCGCCCGAGGGGGCGCCATGACCTGGGCGCTCATTTGTACTTGTATCGCCATACTGTTATCGATCATTTTTGACGATCGCGAGTGACGGGGCCTGCGGCGTCTCGACCATGCGCCGCAGGTCCGACTTACTGAGCGTGAGCATACCGGGCGCGCAAAATAGGTGCTTTTTCGACGGATAGTCGCCGCTCGCGATCCGCCCCAAGTCAATCCAGCCGGCCTCGCGGAGCGCGTGCAAGAGCGCCGACTGGGGCACCTTGACGCCAGGGGGCATGCTACCGGCGACGCGATCGCATACGGCGTGGAACGGCGAGCCGACGACGCCGCGTGCGAACTCGCCCGCACGAGCGCGCATCATCTCGACGAGGTACGACTCGGCCGTGCTCATACCGGCGTCAATCATGATGGCCTTAGCCTCCGTCATGGGAGGCACGGCGCCAGGGTTGAACTTGGACACGTCGTAAGAGGAAAGCCAACAGGCAATTGACTCGAAGCCGCCCGACTTGTACCAGCTCCAAAGCCGCTCGGCGTCAGCCTCGGGCAAGCGCTCGACCTCGGACCAGACAACCATCCAGCGCCGATCGTCGGAAGGCAAACTGATCGCGGCGCGCTCATTTGAGAACGCCAGGACAAACACTCGGTTTAGCGCGTTGTACGGGTGCAAGCCCTTACGGTTGACGGGCAAAAGCTCGGGCGGGGCGGCGATAATCGGTTTTAGTTGGTTCTCGAGCGCCCGGCGATCCTTGGCCTCGGCCTGGCGCAGCTCGTTGATAACCATAATCTCAGCTTCGAGCGCGTAGCCCCACTGACTCATTAGCTCTTCGTTGCGCACCAACGACACGTTTACGTTAAGAGGACCGCCAACAGCCCAAAGGAAAGGCGCCCAGAGTGTGTCCTTGCCACTGCCAGGGCGGCCGGCGTGCAGGACGGCGTGATTAATTTTGCGGTTCGGGTGCTGGACCTTGTACGCCATGACGTTGAGCACATGCGCACGCTCGGCGGGGTCCGGCAGCATGCGCTCGGCGTGGGCGAGCCAGGCGGACACGTCGCCGCCACCGCTCACGGCGGGGCGGGCGTTGCGCCAGCGGTTGCCGTACACGAGCCCGCTACGGGCGACCAGAATGTCCTCGCCTGCGGCGTAGGTCACGCCGATCAGCGAGTGCGCGCCCTTTTCCTGGCGGTGCTCGTCATAGCACACGGATGCCTCGACCACACGCCCCGAGCGGATGGAACGGCACTGGATATGCCGGTAGAGCGCATTGAACGTGCCGCGAGAGATTTCGCGACGCTCAAGCATGTCGAAATACGCGTCATCATCCTGCAGATAGGCAAAGCGCTCGAACCATTCGCTTTTCGTCAATCGGCCGAGCTCACGCCGGCGGACTTCCTCGATTACGACTTGCGCCGCGTCGGGGAACGCCTCGGTAGGCGTGATCTTGGACAGCGCCGACTCCATGGTCAGCGCCAGCAGGTCATCGCGCAGGCCATAGCCCGCCTTCGGGCCGCCCTCGTCCTCGACCCAGCGCAGAAAGCGCTCGCTGCTCCAATCGCCGCAGTGCTCGTGGAAACAATCATAGGCGCGGTGGACGGAGTGATACCGGCCCTCGGGGTTATGGTCCGAGTGCTCGGCGTGGTTCGGGCACACGACGCCCGCCCAGCCCTCGCCGTTCGGCGCGGCGAGCACCAGCCCGCGCTCGGTGAGCCAAGCGAGCACTGGGTCGTTGCCGTCATCCTGCAGCGCGATATGCGCATGCGTCGCCGTGTCGGCGGCCGCGGGCGTGACACCGAATTGCTGGCAGAGAGACTCCAACAGGTAAGTGCGCTCGGAGTGGAACTCGGTGAGCGTCGCGGCGAAGTTATCGCGCCCGGCCTTCAAGTTAATCGAGCCTGGAATGCGGAAGTTCCGCACGGCGTTAATCGCCCCTCGGTCGGTGTATCCGGCGTCCGCTATCGCCACAATCGCGGCCGTAAACTCGCCTTTTTTCGGCTGCTGGTCGTAGTCGAAGACGTAACCCCACTGGAAATTGCCGGGGCTGGTTTCAATCTTCCACGTCGGCTCCACGGGCGGCGTCTTCGACTTGGTGCCAATGTCATCGAGCACCATGAATGCGACGTGCTCGGCGTAACCGGCGCCTGCCGAGAGCTTGCCGTCCTTGAATCGGTCCACGATATACACGGCCGTGTTGGCGTACCACGCGGCCTGCCGGGCCTCGTTGTACCGCTCGGGCAGGCAGGGCACCCAAGAGTATTTCGGCGTGCCGTCGCCGTGCAGGGCAGGCTTGCCCTCGTAAATCCGGGGCTTCTGCCGGACGATTAAAATTGTCTCGCCTTCGGGGGCGGCCTGTGATAGAAAGTCGACGAAGGTTTGCATAGACCTTTAGCTCCTTGAGAGATCATCTAGCCCTTGACCCCGGCCTAACCCGCCGGGGTTTTTTATTTGCCATAGCGTTGCATGAACTTGGGTTCCGCTTTTAGCGGGAAGCCAGTAGCCCATTCGGGCGCGGTGCACATCAACGATTCCAACATTTCAGCCACCCTTTCCGCTTCGGCCTCGCGGCACTCCACAACAATTTCGTCGTGCACATGCAGGACAACGTTCAACCCTTGCGCCTGCAACTCACGCAACGCATGTCGCAATAAATCATTGGCCGTGGCCTGCGTGATATTTTCACACGCGAGCCCGCGCCAGAGGCGCGCTCGTGGCCACTCGGTCGCATCTTGCGCC